TAGATGACTACATTGGAGATATGCTTCCTAATTGGGCTTTATATAATTGCATACCCTATCTACGTTTTAAGGTTGAAAATGGAAACATATATAGCAAAACAAGCGAAACCGGAAATAGTTTAAGCACAGATGAAGCACAACACCTAAGAGAAGAAGTTAGAAATACAGCTGAATACTATACAGAAAGAATGATAGACTACATCTGTAATAACAATTCATTATTTCCTGAATACAGTACGAACTCAGGAGCAGATGTAGACCCTGATAGAAATGCGTATTACAATGGAATGAACCTTGAAAGACCTACACAACAAGGAACTAGACTTACTTTAAGAAACTTTTTAAATGGAGCTGATTAATGAAGAAACACTACAAGCCAAAACCAATTAATATAACTAAGCTTAAATCCTACTTGGATAAAAAGCCTAAAAATAAAAGCAATGCAAGACAGCCTTCAAGTAGGAATAGCAAATAGTACAGCAATAGGATTAAGTATAGGACAGGCTAATCAAGTTCTGACTTTAGTTTCTTTAACTCTAGCCATAGCTTTTACCGTCTACAAGTTTATCAAGTTTGATAAAAAAAAATGATAAACCTCTTATTGATTAGAGATACATTTAGTAAGGAGAGTACGATTGGAGAACTCTTTATAAATGGAGAAAGAATATGCGATACCTTAGAAAACTCTTGGCAAGATAATCAAAGGAACATAAGTTGTATTCCTCAAGGTTCTTATAAAGTTAGACTTAGACTTCCAAGAGAATCAGGTACAAGGGATTATATTCATTTACTCGTAAAAGACGTTAAAGACAGAGATTATATCCTGATACATATAGGCAATACAGCTAAAGATACAAGCGGCTGTATTCTAGTAGGACTAGGAAGCCAACAGGACTTTGTTAGTAACTCTACATTAGCTATGGACTTATTAATCAAAGAAGTAATACATTTGGGCGGAGAAAATATTAACTTAATAATTAAAAATAAATAATATGAAAAAGTACATTATCACAAAACTACTTACATCAAAGAAGGTGTGGCTAGGTATCAGTTCTATTGTAATCCCATTTATTGCAACATTTTTAGGTGCAGATGAAGAAGCAGTATCTAAAATATGGTGGTCATTACTTGCTATGTTAGGAGGACAATCATTTGCAGATTTTGGAAAGTCCAAGTAATAGATACAGATTAAAGCCTAACGAGATAGCAGTCATTCAGGAAATGAGGAAGTCAGAGGTTAGAAATATTCTAGTCATTGGCGACCTTCACGAACCTTTCTGTTTAGACGGCTACCTTGAATGGTGCAAAGAACAATACAAAATCAATAATTGTAATCAAGTTATCTTCATTGGAGATATCATTGACGCTCACGGATTCTCATATCACGAGCCTGACCCTGATGGTATGTCTTCAGGACTAGAACTTGAAACTGCTATTAAGAAGATAGCTAAGTGGTATGAAGCTTTTCCTTATGCAGATGTTATGATAGGTAACCACGATAGAATGGCAAGCCGTAAGGCAATGTCAGGTGGTATTCCTGCTGCTTGGATAAGGTCTTACAATGAAGTCTTAGGAACTCCTAATTGGAATTGGTGTGAATCTGTTATATATGATGACGTACTTTATGAACACGGAGAAGGAGGTCAAGCAGCAGCTAAAGCTAAGAACAACTTGATGTCATCTGTTTGTGGTCATACCCATACACTAGCTTATGTTCAATGGTTCGTAGGTAAACGCTTCAAAGTATTCGGTATGCAAGTTGGATGCGGTGTAGATTCTACAACATACGCAGCAGCATACGCTAAAAACTTTAAAAAACAGTCAATCGGCTGCTCAGTTGTCTTAAATAACGGCGAATTACCAATCAATTTGTTGATGACTTTATAGTTTTTAACACCTTTTTATACTCTTTTTTCAATTTATTTTAATTTATTTTTATGTAATTTACCTCTAGTAATGCTTAATTTTGTTTAAAAAAGCGTTTAAAAGTTTGTGTAATTCAAAAAAAGGTTTTATCTTTGAACCATCAAAATTAAATTAATTAAAAAAAAGAAAATGACAAAAGAATTAACAACAAAAGAATTACTAATAGAGAACAAAGTATCTGAATTAATAAGAATACACGAAAATACTTATTGGTGGGGTATATCAGAAAAACTAGCTAATAAGCTAGGTGAGAGAATGAATCAATTAGAAAAAGAAATTGAAGCTCTTAGATTAAATTAATAACAAGGGGGTGTAAAAACCCCCACAATACAATTAAGATGAAAAAGATTAAAGTCAAAATTAATTATTGGGGCAATGTAAGTCATCTAACCACAAGAGAAGAAATAAAAGAAACTCAGATTTGGGAAGACACGAAAGAAGAAATCTTCAAAAAGTTTGACAAGCAGAACAATAGGTTAAGGTACTGTAATGGCAGTTATTTGAAGTTTGAAGATGAATCACTATCATTGGAATATGTGAATTGGTATAATTCGCTAGACAAAACCACTCAATTAAATATGTATTACGGAAACGGAACAGTAGATTAATTTAAAAAATAAATAAAATAATTATGAAAAATTTTAAGATTACAAATTTAAAAAGCAAAGTAGTTCAGTTTATGAACGAAAGCGAAAAGGAGCAATTCTTTACAAAGAACTCTTTAGGAAATTACAAAAGGGAAGATTTAAAGGCAATAAGAAATAAGAAAATTGAGAACATAGCTTTTTCAATCTTTACAATGGCTGCTTTTTCTATCCTACTAATCTTAATGTGCGGTACATTAGGATTCATTGACTCTTTAATATTTTAATATGACTAGACTAGACGCAGAATACTTAGAATACACTACTTACATAGATTACAACGAGCCTTGCTACTGTAAGTTTATGGGCTATCAATTAGACAATAAGAAAGTAATAGCTGAAGAATGGCTTTTGAAACCTCAATATTTATCTACAGGAATTAACACTTATGATAAAAAGTCAGGACACTTTAGTAATGACTTGAGTAATAATGGTAGGTCAGTAATTGTAATAGGAACGGAACTACAGACTTTTAGAAAGTTTGAAGAAATGCTAAAGACTTATGGTTGGCAAACTCAAGATGATTGGGAAGTAGAATTGAAACCTGAATACTTAGAATACTATAAAGAAAATAATAATTCACCAATAATAATAAATTTAAAATAATGAGAGATTATACAGATAAAGAAGTAGATGAAGAAATCAGACAATTTCACGAAAGACAAAAACAAATGGATAAAATAGATGAGGATAACCCCTTACCAATAATGAAAAGAATGAATGATATTAATACATTCCAAGCACACGAAAACGAATTATATTTAAGAGGTACAGATGAATACGGAAAAGACTTTCAAATCTGTTTTGACTCTTATGACTTTTTAGAATGGATAGACTCAGAACAAGTAGACTACATCAAAAAACAATTAATTAAATACATAAAAACAAAATGATAGATACTATTAGCATTTACACTTTCAAAAGATGGTTTAAAGTAAACAGACCAAACAACTTTAGCTACACAGGTTTAGCTTCACTATTTGAATACCTTGAAGAATATGAAGAATCAACAGGAGAACAAATTAAATTTGACCCTATTGCTTTATGTTGTAAATATACCGAATATGATAATATCGCAGAATTTCATTTAGAGTATGATTCAGAAACTTATCCTGACAAAGATGCAATAATGGATTATACGCAAGTAATTGAATTTGGTATAGAATCATTTATCATACAGAACTTTTAAGTAAAATAAATTTTTAACTTTGCACAGAATTATAAACAAAAATAAATAAGAAATGAAAACAGAAAACAAGCAGGACTATTTAATAGCTATACAAAGCGAATTAAAAGCACCTAAGAACCAATTCAATAGTTTTGGTAAGTATAAATACAGAAGTGCTGAAGACATCTTAGAAGCCGTTAAACCACTACTAAATAAATATGGTTGTTACTTAACAATAACAGAAACAACTCAAGAGATTGCAGGTTACTTAGTTCTAAATTCTAAAGTATCTATTTCAGATGGAGAAAAAACTATATTTGTAGAAGCTCAAGCAGGTATTAATCCTGAACGTAAAGGAATGGACATAGCTCAATCGTTTGGCTCTAGTAGTTCCTACGCTAAGAAATATGCACTTGGTAACTTATTCCTCTTAGACGACACAAAAGACGCTGATAGTAATAAGGTAAACGAACCTATAAAACCTAAAATGACAACTGACATTTACAATGCTATGTTAGAAGCAATTAATACAGGTAAAAGTTCAGCAGTAATGTCTAAGATGAGAAACTACTCAATGTCAGAAAAGCAAGAAAGTACATTGATGAGAATGTTAAAGCAAGAAATAAATAAATAATTTAATTAATAAAGACCTGCAAAAACAGGCACACTAAAAATGGAAGTAAAAGGAACAGTAAAATCAAAACTACAGTTAGAATCAGGAGTTTCTAAGTCAGGTAAAACTTGGAAGAAACAAACAGTTGTAATTGACACGGGTGGTGAATTTAATAATGAAATAGCAGTAAGTGCTTTTGGAGATGAAAAGTTAGAATCTTTGGATAAACTAGAAGTAGGTATGGAAGTTAAAATCTTATGTAATGTTTATTCAAGAGAATACAATGGTAGATACTTTCATAACATAGATGGTTATCACTTTGTTCAAGTGAATCAGACGCCAACTGAAGACTTGGATGGGCATTTTAAAGGAACTACTCCTGAA